GGTTTTAAAGTTATACTACCACCAGCACTCACCGTACCAGTTGCAGCTGATCCCATTGTAATTGTAAAAGTTGTTGGCGTAGGGACTGTAATAACTTGAAACTTTTTATCTTCAAAGTCTGATGCAGAAAAACCTGTACCACCTGGTAAAGTAACACTATCAAATAAAACTATATCGCCTTCATTAATTCCGTGTGCAGTTGAAGTTGTTATTGTAACTGTTGTTGTAGAGTTTGTTGAAAGTGTTGCACCAGTGATACTAGTTTTTAAAGGTGTAATGTCAAATAGTTGTCCTTCAAAATATACAAGTAAAAATTTATCTGTGCCTAAAGCTACATATCTATTTCCATCTAGATCTACAAACGCAAACTCTTTTCTTACTACACCAACGATGGTATCTGTAAGAAGTGATTGCCAACCACCAACTTTTTCTGGTAGTCCATATCTAAATCTAGTCAAGTCTGAATCTGTCCAACGACCAACAGCACCAACAGAAGTATCCTGTCTATCTATACCTGGCGCAAATTTAATTTGTTGAAGAGCCATATGTTAGCTCCTATGCTGTATTTGTTTTGAAAGCCCAACCTCTAGTGGCATCTACATAAACTAAAGTAATAGCTTGTCCGTTTGTATTTAAAACTAGATTAGATGTCCCTGTATTTATAGGTTGACCGTTTCTATCAATAGTTAAATTATTAGATCCAAATGTTCCTCTAGTATCAATAATAGTAACTTCATCACCTACTGCTGGAGATGCAGGTAAATCAACTTCTATTGGGTTAGCTGTTGTGTTAGCGAAAATTTGTGCACCAGCTACAGCTGCGTAGGGTGAGTTAGAATCAGTTATAGTTGCATAACCTTTTTCTATAATTTTTGTTGTTGTGTTTGTACCATCAGAAACACAAAGTAAAGTTGCTCCTGGAGGAACTGGTTGAGATGTACCACTAGCTGTTAATACACTTAACGTTCTATTAGAAGTTCCTCTAACTGTTTCATCACTTATGATCCAAACTCTTTCAGATCCTGATGGCATTGTTAAAGTTCTATCTCCACCTAAAGTTCCAGATAGTTTTAAATAAAAGTTTTTACCGTTTGATGTTGCACCATCTGATAAAAGTAAAGTTACACTTGAACCAGCCATACTAATGTCTTGATAACCACTAGCGCTTTGTTCTAAAATTTGTAAGTTAGTATTTGTGATAGTACCCCAAAGACCAGCTTTTTCTCCTGTTGCTACTATCTCTAATTTTAAATCTGATGAAAATGTTGATGCCATAATTTTAACTCGGATCTATAGGTGTCCAAACCATGTTTGCTCCTGGAATAATTTCATTCCATGTTATTATACCCGGCGCTTTTGTGTTTACTGTTAATGGTACTCCACTAGGACTCACAAGTGCCGTGCCTGTTACTGTAACATTTCCAGTCGCTAACGTCAATGCGTTTCCTGTGACTGGAGCATTAGCATCTGCTGTAACGGTAACCGTTCCAACACCTAATGTTAATGGGTTAGCTGTAACGCTTACATTAGCTGTACCTGTAATACTTAAAGTACCAAGACCTAAAGTTAATGGATTTGGATCTGCATCTTGTGTAACTGCATCGGCAATAATACCTACACTTCCAATAGTAAGGGTTAATTGATTACCAGATACAACTACCGCAACATCTGAATCGGGTCCTGATGTAGCGAAAGGTAATGCTGATATTGCGTCAAATCCTAAACTCATAAATAATCCTTAAAAGGAGACAGTGAGGTATGTGGTGGAGTCACTGCCCCCATTTAAAGATTATATTACTTTTTGAACCAACTTGGAAGTCCTAAATGCGGTCTTGTATCATTTACATTTTTATCCGCATTTTTAGATTTTTGATCATTATAGTGCAGAAAAACTTGAGCACAGTTATCTCCTTGAAATTCTTCTCTCCAATGTTCTAACTCCATACCTCTATAAACTAGCATATCACCAGGTTTTAGATTAACTAAAATACCTTTGTTATTACTAGAAGATGTTAATTTTTTACCATCTGGTGCACCTACATTTTTATTTGGTTCTAAATGTATAGGCCAAGGATCACCACCTAGGTTAAGTGTTGTAGATATTTCACAACTAAATCTATCTTTGTGTCTTTCCAAAGTGTCACCAGTTTTATATATTCTAGCATAAGAATAAGTTGGATTTAATTTAAGTCCTGTTTTCTTTTCCATAATAGGTAAAGTTCTCATTAATAAAGTTTCCATAGCTACGTCTGCATAATGAGAATATGTATTTGGAACTTGTGGATCTGTCCACGTTCCCCATTCTGTTGTAAATGGAGAGATATATCTTTTATCAAACAAAGTTCTTGCAACGGTTCTTTTTAATAAAAAATAATTATAAACAAACTCTGCTATGTCTTTTGGAACAGCCTCTTTAATTACGACATATTTATTTTTTTTAAAGCTCATTTAATACTCTTTTCTTTTGATATTGCTGTTTCAACAACTTTTATATTCCAATGTATAAATCTAAAAGGTTCTAGTCCTGCATCAACTGCAAATTCGTGAGGAACATAACCTGGAAATATAATCATCGTTCCTGGTATTGGTTTGTAGTGTATTTGATTAGATCCTAATGTAATTTGTTCTTGATTTTTCATAGGTAGTTTTGTCATCTCTGCACCAGGTCTTGGTTCGTGAAAGATAGGATAAGATGTTTTTTCACTACACTTTAAAAAGTAAAATCCTGATACATGTTGATTCCAATGTTGATGTGTAGAATGATGACCACCACCTCTTTTACTAAATTCTTGCACCCAAAATTCTGTAAAATGTAAGCTGTGATCTTTTAAATTAAATCCTTGCCAATCTAAAAACTCATAAGACCTTTGACCTATAAATTGTACTAATTCTTTTGCTTTAGGGTCTTGTGGAAAACTTTCACTATGATTAGATAAACCAAAATCTCCTATTTCTTTTTTCCATTTAGGTGAATTCTTTAATTTATCTTTTAATAATTTCTCACCTTTTTTTAAATACTTATCTGTTAGATTAATAGCGTTTTTCAAAAACATTGGAGCTTCTGCAATCCATACTGGTGTTTGAAAATAAAACGCAGATTTAAAATCTACGTGTCCTTTTGGTTTTTGTGGTGTACTACTACCACCTTGTTTTATATTGTTCATATTATTTAAATGGATAACCTAGATTCCATATTACTAGACTATTTCTCTCTCCTTTAGTTACGGGTTTAACTCTATGCCATACAAATGAAGGAAACACAACCAAAGAGCCTTTTGGTAATATTTCAGTACAAACTCTAGTGTTAGGTTTTTTATCAGGATCTAAATTCCTAAAGTCAAATTCTAACTCTCCACCTTTGTATTCTTTTGGATCTGTTAACGTTACCGTTACAGATAGTTTTCTTATCTTTCCGTTTGTTGGTCCTTGATTAGGATAAGGTTTATCCCAACTATCACAGTGCCAATCATAATACTGACCTTTTTTATATATTGTAAACTGACAAGGTTCAGAATGATCCCACTCAAAATTCCAATCTGCATTTTTATTTGCTTGATGTACATAAGGTTGAATTTCTTTATATATCCAACGATCATTCATCCAAACAATATTAGAATCTCTTTTCTTTTGTAAATCTTTTATTTCATCTTTAGTAAGAGGTTGTTTATTTAAATCTCTATCTCTACCATAACCACCTGTAATGGCTATTTCTTCTCTTTCTTTTTCTGCTTTACCATATTGCACAATCATATCGCAAATTCTAGGTGGTATAGCATTTTGAAAATACCAATAGTGATTAGATAAATTCATAGTTAATTGTTAAAATTATATTTAAACCGTTGGAAGTATTGGGTGAGAAAGAATATTTATTAGTAGTTGGAAACATTATAAAGTGATTATCTTCTATAGGCATGTGCCAAGTTCTATTTTTTCTCCTGTTATCGTCATATTCGATAATACATTCTGAAGAACCCTCTTTAACATCAACACCATAGATTAAGGTATAGTCTGGTGAATGAAGTAAATCAACAGGTTCAACTTGATTTCTTGTCCAAGATTTTTCTTTAGGATGCATAACATTACCATGCATATTTTTAGGGATTAAAGTTTTACCGTATTCAACTCTCCAATGATCTCTCACGTAATCTTGCATCCATTGTAAGGGTTGAGAATATGGTACAACATAATCATCAAAAGCATAAGCTTTTGGATTAGTGTTAACTCTGTTTTGTTTTACGTAAGATTCTATGATGTCGTTTCTTATTTGATCTCGGTCAATCTCAAAGCCTTTAGGCATATCAACTTTACCGTGATATAAATCAACTTCTGTTAATACTTTCTTTTGCATACCTACCTAGTATGTAATTAACTCCAATAATAATGTCAAGTGGATTATATAGCGACTTTATCCCAAGCACCTGTAGATTCATTCCACTCATATTTATGAGTAGTCATTTCTTCTTCAGATAATGCTGGTTCATCACCAACTGGTGATTGCCATCTTGCTTCTGCAACATTTAGAACCCAACTAGCATAAGGTTTTTTATAAATGAAAATATCGTTATCTTCATCATAAATCATACCTATACCTGCGTAGTTACCTCTTAAAGGTGTTCCGCCTGCACTGTGAGTTCCACGAGATGTATTGTAAGATGTTTTTTTCCAAAGAGGCCAGCTGTGGATTCTTTCCAAAAACTGTCTTCCTACTTCTTCATCTTCAATGCCGTCACCATTGTGACAATCAACATCAGCTACGACTTCGACGCCGATAACTTTATTGTTTGCTCCTAATTTTGCGTAATGTGCCATAATGTTCTCCTTATATATTATTTGTTAAAGTTTGTAAATTCATTAATTATTGAAATTTATACCTTATTATTACTATACCTGAACCACCATTAGCTCCCAGAGTTGAATTTGGTGCAGTTCCACCATTTCCTCCACCGCCTCCACCACCTCTATTAGCTGTACCATCAGTTGCTGCACTACAATCACTACCTCCATTACCACCACCACCTGCTCCTCCTGTTGCTGCACCACTAGCACAAGTGCTTCCAGCTCCACCACCAGCGTAAGCTGTTGGAGTTGCGTTAATACTTGTAGTTGCTCCTGCGCCTCCAGGATTTCCTCCAGGTGTTCCACCTGTGCCGGCAGCGGTTGCACCACCACCTCCACCACCTCTACCTGAACCATTTGGACTATTATAAACTCCTACTCCTCCATTATTACCTTGTGGTGGACTTACTGGAGGTGTGTTTCCACTACCTGCCGCCATATTTCCTGGAGATGATGGATAACCATAAGCATCACTTCCTCCACCTGATCCACCGTCTCTTCCTGTTGAAAAAGGACCTGGGCCTGATCCTCCACCACCACCGCCTGCAGATGTTATAGTTGAAAAAGTTGAAACTGTACCACTACCTACTGGTGTTCCACTTGCTGGAGCCGGGGCTGGTATTGTTGCACCACCAGCTCCAACTGTTACTGGAAATGTTCCTGGTGATAATTGTATACCTGTTGTTGCAGCTAATGGACTTACTGAATAAGTATCTGGATTTGATGAAGTATTAACTCTTCCCTCCCTAAATCCTCCGGCGCCTCCACCACCAGATCTATCTTTTCCTCCTGCTCCACCACCAGCTACTACTAAATAAGAAACTGTTGCTTTAGC